TCGCTGGTCGCTGGTCGCTGGTCGCTGGTCGCTGGTCGCTGGTCGCTGGTCGCTGGTCGCTGGTCGCTGGTCGCTGGTCGCTGGTCGCTGGTCGCTGGTCGCTGGTCTGGCAGCATAAAATCATCCTTTTATGAAAATCAACGTTTTTTGAGCACTCGCACACAAAAAATTACCGCATTGGTTGCAACGACAACCTGCATTTTGCGGAGCATATGACAAATAAAGTACGGGTGCGTTGAGGATGCCAGACACATCAGAGGTGGCGGGAGATTACTCCCCTGCCTGGTCTCTTACTTCTCAGATTCGTAGTCTACGAAGACAGCGACCTCCGTCTGGCCGGTTCGGATTCGTACCTCGCAGAAGTCTTTCCTCGTTACCAGTGCTATCACTACGACGGTAATACAGATGACGATCAGGGCGATTAACATCGCCTTTTGCTGCTTCATAGCCTACTTCTCCTTGCCTTTCGGCACGTAAGAGGCTAACCTAAGTTTGTAAGTCATAGATTTGGCCTCAGATTAATGTTAAGCGTCCTGCAAGACGCGTAATGTTAACTGGGGCTTTTCTCTGTCTGCCTTACGGCTGCATGCCCGAGGCAGACAGCCTCAAGCACCCGCAGCTATTCTACAGTAAAAACTCGCGCTTTCAATTTCCCGCACGTCCGGCAAACTGACTGGCCTGTGATCCTGATGGTTCACGCTCAACGTACCTGTCCATTTCCAGCTTTACTCCCTGCATGATCAACATCCCCTCAATAACACCTTCTGCTTTTTGCAGTACCCGCCCGGCCCAGCAATCAGAGCGCCCATGCTTACGGCCCAGTGACATAAGCGTCATCCCGAACACATAATAATCATACAGAAAATCATGCAAATCGCTGTTGTTGACGTTCAGTTGCGCCATGCAATTGCTGATAATCAGCGCATCGTCATCGGTACACTGAGGCCGTGATTTAACCTTTGACGGGATCAGCCCCTTAAATCCGGCGGCAATGGGCGACCAGCTCACATCCTCATGATTATTTGCCACCCATGCACCCCAGCGTTCAAGCACCTGCTGAATATCACGCATCAGTAGCTTTCCCCTTATCCCATCCACGGTGAACCATAAGGACACCGTTGACGACGGCGTGCCGTTTGCCTTCTTTATCACCGACATATTTTCTGACCGTAGCACGATTACAGTTCAGTTTTCGTGAAACTTCAGTCATATTGCCTCGTGCCTGGATAAGCAATTCCGGTATTGTTTGAATTGTGGCGTTCATATGTTCTCCAGTTCGGTGATTTTTATCCCCACTCTACCGCCAGGCACTTTCACGCCGCGAATTACGCGAATGTCATCGAATTGCACGTCGTCTTCCGCAAATCCGGCGTGGATAAGAGAGTCGAGTAAACCTTTCAGGATGTTATCGAGGTCGCGACGGCGGGAATCTGGTGGTTCAGCAATAATTGTGATGCGAAGTCGTGATTTAGTGAAAATGTCTAATCTGAGTTGCCGGATGATTTGCTGTACGTCTTTTCGGTATTTCTGGCCTTTATCGCTGATGTAGTACTGGCTTCCCCGTCTTCGCCAGTAGGTATTCACCGTCGGCGGCCAGGGAAGCACAAACTCATATTCATTCATGACTTAATCTTCCCCTCCTTCAGCAATATCGCCAGCGTCCTGATCACGCCTTCCAGGTGGTAAAGTCTGGCGTCGTTGTTGTCGAGAATGCGAGTACGGCGATCGATTTCATTATGGCAGTCACTACAGGCCCATGCAGCCAACAGATCATCTGGCTTTGTTCCCGTTCCGCAAATTCCAGCCATTCGGTAATGCGCCAGAACTGTAGTTTCAGGGTTGCCATTGCATACACCATAAATCCGTACCTGGCATTCTCTGCCGCGCGCTTCTTTGCGTAGGTTTGTCATCATCTTATTCCTCATGCAGTAGGCTATCCGGAGTGACAATTAAATCTTGCTCGACGCCTTAGCCACCGGATATCCCACAGGTGAGCCGTATAGTTGAAGGTTTTAACATCAGATTCTTTGGGGACTGGCCTGGGTTTATTTCGGGAGCGTTTGGTTGGAAGGTAATTGCAGTTTTCACAGACGATATCGGTGATGCTTCGTCGCTGTCGTCTCATTCGTACCTCCTGTCGGTAAATCTGACACCCTGATCCACGGCCCAGGATGTTGTGTACTCAATCAGGCTTGCCATACGCTTCACGCTCATTTGCGCACTGCTTTCGCGGATATTGACGTATTCACCTTCAAGACCTGGCAAAACATCAGCTTCCTGTTTTGTCGCCACGGCATGACCGCTGATTAACAAAACTTTCCACTGTTCTGGTTTTAGCCACCTGCCGCACCACTTAACCTGGCGGGATATATCAGCGACCATCGCGTGAAATTTTGCATTTTGAGCGAGATTACGCTTGTAATCGGTGATACGGATCGTAACGGGTTTGTCTTTATCGAGAGTTGTTGCAAGGATGGCGTTAATGGCGAATTGTTGCTGCTGCTTACTTCGGAGGAAGATAGTCTGGTTCATTATTCCCTCTCACTGGATTTTCCCAACAAAAAAGGAGCCGAAGCTCCTTTAGTTTCAGAATTCAAATTGTCTTGCCCGCAGGCTTTTCAGCATTGGCATGGCCCGCTGGATAACGGAACTTGACATGTCGAGACGTGTTACCTCCCTTAGTAGCGCGTCTCTGTTCTTCGTCACCATGTAGATAGTCTCAAACGCAATGTCATACAGCTTGTTCGTGTATGAGGAGTTCAGCTCTTTCATTATGGGGTACAGGTGTTTGCTGAGGTCCTGGGCTTTTTCCATCCATACCAGCATGTAGCAGAGGAGGATGATTTCTTCGGCTGTGAATTGTGGCTGAATCTGCGGTTGCTGTTCGGTTTGTGTTGTTTTTCCCTGGCTGAAATAGCAGTCTTCCAGTTTTTCGAACACTTCCCACGCCTGATCGGTTTCGAGCATTTTGGCGTGACGGGCTGCGCCTCGTTCTGTCCAGAGGATGAGGGAGCGGGCTTTCGGGGAAATTTGTAAACCTCTTAAAGATGGTTGCAAATTTTGCGACTCGTTTAAAACTAGTCGCAAATTTCTGAGTTCATCACCAACAGCTTTAAAGAAGTGCTTTCCCTCAATAAACCGAGATTTATTTTCATGGTGATTCTGCTGTATACGAATTGTTTCTGTTCCATAAAGGCGGGCAAGCAACTCAGTTGTGATTACCGGAATCTGGTTATAGGTAACAGGGGAAAGGTTTTTGACAGAGATTTGAACAGTCATAACGACCTCGCGTTTCGATAATTTTTACCTCACCACCTTCAGGTGCTAATCATCGTGGTGGCGAACTGTGCGGGGTTAGCACTACCGGTCGAAACATCCGGCGAGCCTTTCGGCTCCCCCACACAGCCCGCCATAAATCGCGAATGTGACTGTGCCTAGCGCATAAAAAAACCGCCAGCGCGGTTATGCACCGTTTCGATATCCGGGGTGCTAATCCCGACGCCAGATTTTGCTGGCGTGCGAAGAATATAATCCCGGATATGTGTTGTCGTCAACATACCTTGAATGTATATAACAAATTTGTTATGTTTACTCTCATGAACTACATTATCGAATACTACAGTGACGAGGTTGAAGCTGAGATCCTTTCTCTTCCTGAGACCTTACAAGCCCGGTACATTCGGTACACGGAGAAAATGCGTATTTACGGAGCTAATCTTGGTTCCCCGCATACAGAGGCATTTGGCGACGGTTTGTTTGAAATCCGCCTTAAGGGCTCGGAAGGCATAGGGCGTGTTTTTTACTGCACGCTAAAAGGAAAGCGAATCATTATGTTGCATAGCTTTGTAAAGAAAACGCAAAAAACTCCACCTGCCGAGCTTAGAAAAGCTGAAACCAGAATGAAGGAGGTTAAGCATGACTGGTAAACGTACCCCACCTACCATGACACACGATGAAATGGTAGAAAAAATGTTGTCTAACCCCGCAGTAAAAGCAGAATACGACGCCATCGCCGATGAATTCGCACTACTTGATGAAATGCTGGCAGCACGAAAAGAAGCTGGCTTAACCCAGGCTGAAGTTGCTGAACGTATGGGAACAAAAGCGACTGCGATAACCAGAATGGAAAGCAATCTTGCATCAGGTACAAGCGGCCCATCATTTGCCACACTGAAAAAATTCGCCCGTGCTACAGGGAAAAAACTCCAGATCCGCTTCGTTTAACTCTCCACTACCGCGCCGTCATTCTGGCGGCGCTTTACCCCAGAGAAATATCAATCACCGGATTACCACATCCCACTCCGGCTCCTGCCATCTCAAATCCGGTGAATCATTTCTCTCAGGAATAACCATTACGTCCTTTTCCCTTCGCTCCCTTTCTATCGCCATCACAGCCAATGCTGTAACCATGATGTATTTTTGTTCGTCGGTTCCTGTTTCATAACGACGCATGAGGGTAAACTCGGGGCGATCAGTAACCTCAATGATTTCGTTAATTTCTTTAATTTCGCGAGGAATATCCATGGGTTTAGTCTCCTTTGATATCACATGCCCGCACTGTTTAAAAGAGCGAGCTGTTATTGAGGCATTTGCCGAAAAACAAATTGAAAAAACACCTTTTTTTAACGTCGCTTTTGTATGCAGAAGTTGTCATCGAGGAGGTGTTGCTATTGTTGAAATCCCATCAGACCACTATCACGGTCCCATGGCGGAAAGCCAGAAAAAAGACCTCGATATTCTGATTTCAGGAAATAGCCAGTACCGTTTCCGCAAGATCTATCCTGTGGTCAAAAAAATTACCGCACCAGAATATACGCCCCCGGTTGCAGACCGTACTTTTGTTGAGGCAAAAGAGGATTTACAGAGGAGGCGGTACGACACAGTGGTTATTCTTTGTCGCAGAGTCCTCGATATCTCCACGAAAAAACTGCTCGGCGATGAAGCAGGAAAAGAATCGCTGTCGCAACGTATTCAGATGATTTACAAAAAAGGCCTGATCACTGAACAGATGAAGGAATGGGCTCATATTGTACGAATTGATGCCAATAAAGCAGTTCATACAGATGAAGTTTTCACACCAATTGAGGCAAGCCAGATCCTGAGTTTTACCGAAATGTTTTTAGTCTACGCCTTCACTCTGCCTGCAATGGTGGAAGCCAGACGTGAACAAAAAAGATCAGATTCAGCCTCTATATGAATCACTTTTCTGAACACGTAAGCCCCCGTCATTCACGACGGGGAGAACATCAATCCCTCTGCACTCCCTCGCCAGAATGCCAGCACACGCTGCATCGTTTCGCTGTTACGGCACTCGCGACAAATTGTGTTGTAGCGTCTGTCGTAGCGCCGTATTTCCCCATCTGGTAATGCCCGGATAAGGTCTGGATCAACGACAACCGGTTTCTTCGACTTTGCCATTGAGAGTTTTTTGCGGGCATTTTGCCAGTCCTTACGAGCCTGTTCAGACGGGAATACTCCGTAACCGGAATTGTAAACATCACCACTGGCGGCCAGCTCCATGCATAAACGACCGACAGACGCATGACTGACACCAATTTCATCCGATAACTGCCGAATCGTGCCTCGTCCGTTAAGGCGTACGAATTCCACGATCAGCCCCTTAATTTTTTCCCGCTCTTCTGGTGTAAATGCTCTTGTCATAAGCACCTCCGGAGATCACTTTGTTGTCGGTGAATGAACCGGAATATCAGCAATCGAACTGAAAATATCCCGGTGTTTATTCAGCTCCCGCAGCGCGGCGCAGACTCGCTCCCACTTCTGAACATCACTTTTCGCCCTGCGCAGCGCCAGGTTTGCCCTGCGCAGGGACGGAAAAATCAGCTCATCTGCTTGCGTTTCGGTAAACGATGGCAACGACTGCACAATGTCCGCCACAGTTTCTGTTTTAATTTCTTCCTGTGTTGCGGCTTCCCGGACTGGTAACGCAGCACCTGCTGGCTGAGGAAAGGC